ACCGGCTAGGACTTCGTACTCGTGCTTTGCATCGTGGAACTTCTGAAGATCGACTTCAAAATCCTGACCCATCTCTTCACCAAGAATGGTAAAGATTTCCGCGTCGTCAAAGTACTTGAATACGAGCGTATCAAGCACGTACAAGAACGGCTTGAAGACTTGTTCGATGAAGTTGTCAAGAGGACCATCCAGTCTGCCAGCGCTTGCGCCAGCCTGAATCGATGCGCCCTGCGCGGTGCGTCCCATACTCGAACGCGGTCCAGCAGTGCTTCCTCCTACAAGTTGTGAGTCTGCTCCCGAAGCGGTTTCCGTTGCCTTCTCAGATTCGGACAACGCACTCCAAATTTCTCCTGGTACCTTAGGCTGCTCAAGAAGCTTGAACGCCTTGTCTGCCTCACCGTCAACTGTCAGGATCTTTCCTAGACCTGTACGGATCATCTGTGACTGGTTGTTCGAATCGCGCTTACGAAGGTAAACGGGATTGATTCCGAACGATAGCATCTTCAGGATGGAGTTGATGGTTCCCTGATCCACACGCTGGTTCTGACCAACAATAAGCCCCAAGCCCATTCCATAGAATGCTCTCGGACGGTTCCACCAGTTGGCGGATAGGAAGGGAGTCTTTTTGTGAGGGTTCTTGCCAGAGAATAGGACCTTCTTTCTATCGATGACAATGATGCGACGACCCTTGTCCCAGTACTCCAGGACTTCAAGCTTGTCGCGCAATCTGTCAGGCGATACCTGAATGTTCATTTGCTCAGCGTGGTGAACCACACCTTCAGCATAGATTGAGTTTTCTACTGTGGTCGGTGCTGAAGTTACGCCGATAGGCAAGTGCCACCAGGACTGCAACTCTGCATCGCTCTTTGGAAGATTCCAGCCGATACGGTCTGGGTGATCTTCGGGAAGCGACATGATCGCGTCCTTCATTAGCTTCAGACCATAGAAGTCCCAGTAGCGAACGTCTACGACCCAATCAGCATGACGGATGTCGCCAACAGGACACTTAGGATCGACAAGCACTCGATCAATCTGACGGCTCTCGAAGAACGGGCGAGGTGCCATACGTACGTGCTCGGTGATCTGTGGAGGCGCGCTGGTAGGGATCTTGACATTTACTCCGGTCCCGTCTGGGTTCTGCGATGACAGAACTGATACCGAAGTTTTTCGCGTCTCGGTGATCACTTCCTTGTAATCGATACCCCACTTCCAGATGCCTGTTCCCAGGTGGGCCATCTGTTCGAGACCCCACTTGGTTTGAGTTTTGAATCCGCACTCATCCAACAGATAAGAGAAGATTGCGGTCTTGGCATCCGTCACATCCTCGCTAGTACCGGGACGCGGACGAAGAACCATCGGAGGGTCCTGGTAAAATAGACCCTTGTAAAGCTGCGGCACAATCGAGTTGACGGTCTTGGCGACGGTGAAGCGCTGAACGTTTGGCTCAAGCACGTAGGTGTTCTCGTATGCGGTCATCGGACGTGGTGCTTGGTAGAGCAAGTCCGCATCGCGCCATAGGAGCGCCCACTGCTTATTCTGGATGAACTGTTCAGCAGCCTTTGCCGATCCCACACACAGGGCAAGCTCTCCCTGGAGGGTCTTCAGTTCCCCGCTCGGCGTATAGTCTGCAGCAACTAGACTCGCGTCTACGTTTCCGTCTGAAATGATTTCTGACATTGGTTTCCTTTTAAGCGGGATTGATCGGTGCTACGCTTGTGATGTCGAAGTACATCGCGGTCGGAACGTAAATGACGTTAGGTCCCCATGCCAACTGCCCGTCAGCCGTATAAGCCGACAGCGTGTAGAACGTGTCTGTGGTAAGATTCCACACGTCGAGCAATTGATCATTTGGCCACAATGTTTGAGTCCCTGGGATGTTTCCGTTGACATCAAGTGGCCATTCGATTCTTTGCCCTGCGCATACGAGAGTTGCTAGCGAAGAGTCCGTGTAGGCATCTCTATTGAGAACCCATGATAGGGTTCCATCGGATAGAACGTTTCCCTCACTATCCTGAAATGCTCCTCCGACAACAATAGTTACAGCCATGAACTCTCCTTATGCGTTCGCGTAGTAGGGAATTACGAACTCTGTTCCGTGGATCGCGATCTGCAAATATCCTGTTGGAGCGACTGGAAGAGTACTTGCACTGCCTGCTGCTCCGACTGTGGTTTGTGTTGGATAGTTTGTATTGAAGCCAAGCAAACCTGTACCAGTGACTGGAGATGCTCCTGTCCCTGAATCAATCAGGACTGACAAAAGACCGGTGACCGCAGCTCCACCTAGAAGCAAGGAATTATTACTTGTCCCTCTTGCAGTAATAGAGCCTACTGCGTTGGCAGCGGCTGTGCCGACCTGTAATCCTCCAGAGATTCCGCAATTTCCGAGGCAGTCAAAAGTGTTTCCAGTAACGGTGCCACTAGTAGCGATCCCGTTCGGGTACATCAAGGAGAATTCAGTTGAACTTGATACTCCGACTCCGTAGTCGTTGACTGAAGTTCCGGGCCACGATTGATTGGCAATCTGAACACAACTACCGCTGTCAAACGGTCCTGGTCCAAATACATACCCAGTCGTGCTAATAGATGTGTTCGGAATCCCAGTCATACTGGTAATGTCCGTATTGGTAGGGAAGTTTGCCCCTGTGCCGCCAACTGCATTCCATGCCGATCCGTTGTAAACGTACAGCGCGGTAAGCGCTACGTTCCAGATCGTCCATCCTGCCTTAGGCGTTAGGAAGATCCAACCTGGAACAACGGTGTTGGTTCCAGAGTTTGTAAGCTGTGCGTCCCATACGGCAATGTTACCAGACTGACCTGTCCATGCTCCGCTAGGAGTTCCACCTGTCAACAGGTAAGCATCTCCTCCGCTCGGTGATGATGGAGGCGCTGACTGAGTAGCGTTGATCACGCTGCCCTGGACCAGGGCGTCAATCGACTGAAGGAAGATACGCAGAGAGTCGAAGTAGCTCTCACCGATCAGAGCGTTGTACAACAAGCCCAGTTTTGGGCCAAACGAAATTGCCATTATTTAACTCCCAAAACTCGTTCCGAACGATATGCCGAATCCCGTCGCGGCTGCAGACGGTCCAACTGTTACGGGGATGGGACCGCAAATGCGTAGCCCGTCCGCGTTGTAAACTTCTAGAAAATACACCGTGTCATTCGGTGTCAAAGAACTGTTCTCCCAGAACTGTGGGTTGTCGAGGATCTCTCCGAGGGTACCCAAGGCAACCTCGGATTTGATCTTTGCGGAAATCTGCCCACTTGCGGAAGCGGCATCGTTGCTGAGATGGATGAGCAAGTAGCCGTTAGCTACGTACAATCCATCAGCGGTCAGAAATGTTTGAATTGGAAACGATGCCTGTGCCATTTACTGTCCTCTTGCTGCGTTGCCCTGTGCTGTCTTCTGCTGCTGGATCTGAATCTGATTAATGATTCCGTTCCAGGAGTTCATGAAGATGTTGCGCTCGGTTTCGTCTAGCCCTTCGTTTGCTGCCAGCAAGCTAGCGACAAACTTTGCGTTGATCACCTGATAGCGAGGATCATCGGCGAAGAGAAGCATGAGACTTAGGAATCCGTACTCATAGATGCGGGCGTAGTCATCAGGGATTGGTGACCATGTCTGGTTCGTTCCCGTGAATAGTCCTGCGCGCTGCTGAAGCGTAATCAGTACCGGGTAAGCCTGATCAGGAACCGGCATCATACGGAAAGAAATGTTTCCACTTCCATCGTCGATCTGTCCTGACAAGTACTTCGGTCTGTCCTGAGACGAATCCTGAGACAGCCAAATCAGAGGCTTGATTTCGTAATACTTTTCAACGGTTGGGTCAAAGACCACCGCGCCTTCGATCCAGCCGAAGCTGTAGTTGATCGAGACGGTGCCTCCCAGGTTGCCCTGGTTCACCCACGTTGCTGCGCCTCCACCCACGCCGTCAGTTGTTGTGCCGCCAGGGGTGTTGTTCCAGGTCGGCGTCGAAGTGCCCGTCGTACCTGCTACTAAAACTTTTTGAGAATTGCCGAACCCATCGACCGTCATCCATCCTGCTCCGACAGCCGTTTGCGGCTTCCAGTTGAAGATATAGTAGTCCTGCTGTCCAGGCACTGCGTAGAAACCTGTGATAACTCGGTTCCAGCGCCACTTGAACGGCGGTCCTAGGATGGTCTGCAGAATCAGATTTGCGTTTGTCACGGCAGGCTCCAAGGAGTTGCCAATGACTGAGGCACGGTTGCCGATGAAGCGCTTGGCCCATTCGACAGTCTGTCTCAACTTAATCGTGATCGCCGCTGTGTCCACCACTGGCGGATTCGGTGGGGGAGTAGGAGCCGTGGCGGGGGTGATAATTACGGCATCCCCGCCTGTCTCGATACTGAGCGTATAGTACGCCCCCGTTGGGTCCTGCATGTAAATCAGTGTTGGAAACGACATGCTCTTCCTTTACGTGACTGCTGCTCGTGCCCAGGTCCCTGCTCCAAAGGCATGGCCAGATACTGGCTTGCACACCCAGAAGTAGTTGACGTCTAGTTTGAATTCGCCAGCTACTGGACAAGATCCACCCTCAGTTGGGGTTCCTAGAGGCATATACATCTGTCCTGGGAACGGTACAAAGTTAGCGTACCCTAATTCAAGTGTGTTGTTGGTTGTTCCACTGTCAAACACAATGGCAATGTTACATCCCTGGTATCCTGTGAAGTCTACGGGAAGCTGGATTGGTGTCCATCCACTAGATAGAGCGGTGAACGTTCCGCTTACTAATGAGTAGTTTGGAGTGCAGCCAGAGCTTCCAGGCTCCGCGATCAGAAGCACCCCGAATGTCAGGTTCCCAGAATTCTTCGCCATGACGTTCATCTTTAGGACAGTCGGCGCATTGGTTACGCGCTGATGAGGTCCGATAAAGATGTATCCTCCTGATGAGAATTCCTGTGCAACACATTCAGCCCCGCTGCCGAGAGAGCACTCTGAGTGCTTGCCCCACCACAATTCGGTGCTGTCAAAGTACGAAGGCATTCCTGCAGTTGCAAACTCATCGGGTGTTATCATGCCACCGAGAAGATTCTCGTTAGGATTTACTAGGTTTCCAAACATTGTAGCCCAGGCATCATGTCCGTTGTAGGACTGTACGGTTCCTGGGGCGCACAGACGTTGAACTCCTCCAGCTCCTGGAGATATTTCACATGTAGTGAAAGCTCCCCAATTCCAGAAGGACAGGCTACCGTCATAGACATTGGAATCGTTATACCCCAAGTTAATTCCGAATAGGCTGTCGAAGTAGTTATTAGATCCATAATTGAATGCTGGACCCGCCATGTACGTTCCAAAGAAGTGCTGGAATGACCCTCCGAAAATATTGAAACCACCTTCGAAGATGTTTCCAAGCCACGTGATGTTAGTTCCATCACTTTCTACAGATACGGGGAACTCCTCATGATTGCCAGTTTCTGGCTCACCATTGTAATCCTTGACGGTGAACTGTGATACGCCTGTTTCTAAGTTTCCCGATTGCTCGTTTACTGTGTATCCCAGAACAAGGTCGGTAGATGCCCCGACAACAGTTCCGTCGTAAGGACTGGTCTCGCTAGAGTACGTGTCGCAGCGGTCGATATTGCTCTGTTGCATATTGGTCAGAACAATCGAGTAGCCTGTGCGAAATGTACAATTTTTAATTGACTGTCCCGTGCTGGTCGGTCCGATGTCATAGTAGTCAATTCCCCACTGATTGACGCTCGCGGGACCCTGCATGAAGCCGCCCCATAGACCTACTGCGCTGATGTTGTCGAAAGTGTTTCCGTAGCCAGTGTAATTAGCCGCCTCGTAAATAAGCATTGTGCCGTTGTTGTTGGCATTGCCCAGCGGGTTGGTAGTCGTGTTGGTTCCGCTCACATTGGTGAAGTGGGAGAGTGACATACCTGGACCGTTAAATGACGAGTACGCATACGCGTCGGCTGCAGGAAAGGAGACAGCCGCATTGCTTCCGCAGATGCCTGCGTAATATGC